TTCTTTTCATTTATGGTTTTGATTTTTATGGTTGCACCAGTTTGAGATTCTGTTTCACAATACTTTTTTTCAGCTTGTAAACTTACAACTTGGCTATCGTCAGCAAATGCGGATTTAGTGAGAGAATCCAGTAAGGCTCTGCAATGTTTATCAAGATCACCTTTGTTTTTATTGGTGATATACACAGGAGCCGCTTGACGTAATATGCCACAGGGGAGATAGTGAAGCTTCGGGCGTTTGAACCAGAACACCACCTCTATCGCAACTGGTTCATTTATTATATCGTCCACTATTAACTTTGCCCTCAAATTCACCTGATTTCGCCATGCTTTTAGACGTTTACTTGTCTCAACCATTATTCCATTTCCAACGTGTTTTTTGCTTCCCTGTGGAGCAGACTCCATGCCTTTAACGTGAATTATATATTCCATAAAAATGAGTTTTATTCCAGAGAATACCCCATTTATAGCTTTGCCGACAGCTTTAAAGGGAAAAGTAACACCATATCAGTTATCAGTCCTATGGTGTTTGCAATCGTATTATCCAAATATTTGGCCCAGTTATCCTAAAATTGCTCAAGATACAAAGATGTCCAGAGACAAAGTTATCAAGACTGTCGCTGAACTTGTAGAACTAGGTTTACTGCAAAAGCAATACAGGATTGATGAGTATGGCCAGAGAACCAACTGCTATAGAGTCACAATTTGGCATCAATGCAAGACACTTCCTGTACCAGATACCAGTATTCATACGGGGTCGTTGATACATACTACCCCAGTAGCTGAGAACTACCCCCCCAGTACGCCACAGCTACCCCCCCAGTCGTTGAGAACGACCCTAACTAAAACAACATTATCTAAAACAAATATCTATAAAAATAAAAGCTTTGAACCTTTTTGGAAAACTTATCTGGAAATACCAAAAAACATGAGAACAATATCCCTCTCAAAAAAGCCAGCATACAATGAATTTATGAAGTTAGATGCAAAGACAAGGGACAAATTAAAACAATGCCTTGAGGCCGATTTAAGAGCTAGAACAAAGTCACTTAAAGCTGATAAGTTTACTCCATTGTTTCCTGATGCTCATCGTTGGATTAGTAAAGGTCAATATGAACAATATTTATTGACAGCTACAAATAAAGCAGTTACATTTAAAAAACCTAAAAACACCCCTTTTTAACACCCCATGAATTTAACTGAAAGAGAACGACATATTTTAAGTCGTGCATTTACAAGATTTGGTTTATTTCTCATAGAAAAAAGAGATATTAAAACTATAAATGAATTAGAAGCACTAGAAAAAAAACTAGGTATAGGAGTAACAAGTGAAAAATTATAAAAGATCACCTATTGATCGGGAAGTTACATTCAAAGCACCATACTACGAATGTCACGCTTGTAACGATTCTGGAATAATACATAATTCTGATGGACTAATTAACCAACACTTGCCTGATTATGATATAAATGACTCAGGAAAACGCTGTGGTGGACAGGATTTAGCTTTGATATGTTGGTGTTCTGCCGCTAATGCAACTTATGATCAAGATAACCAATTAGTCTGCAAAGGCTATAGAGAACTAGATAACACCATAAGAAACAATATTGGTGTAAATCTTGATATTGATATTGTTCGAGAGATTCACAACATCAGAAAAGAAAACTGGATCAAAACAACTAAGTTGATGAATCAAGTAATTGCAAATAACATAAAAAATAAGAAAGCAAAATTACCACCAGAAGTTCAAAAAGTTAAAAATCAACTGGCTAATTTCACCATAAAATCTCTATGAAAAATAAAGACTTTGATAGCTTTAACAATGACCGCATTAATGCACTTAGAAAAAGAATTGATGAACTAATATTCTTAAAAAATAGCTGGGAAAAGCAAGGAAAATCGACAAAATCCAGAGATTGACGCTACATTTAGAATAATAAAAACCATATTTCCATAGTGTCTAACGGCAGAACTAGCAAGAATGAGCATGAGTTCAGAGTGAACAAAGTTGCAAAGCTTTTGTCTGTTGGCACTGTTCGATCAGAAATAAGTCAGTTTGCATCAACTGAGTGGGGTGTAAGTCAAAGATCAATAGACAGATATATTCAAGAGGCTACAGTGATCTTGAAGCAAGACTTTGATATTGATAGGCGACAATTTACGGCTGAAGTATTAGCTCAATATGCATCACTAGCAAAAGAGGCTAGGAAATCAGGGCAGCTTACAGTGGCTTTAGGCTGTATAAACTCAATGGCAAAGGTCGGTCAGGTGATGTCTTGAGCATACTGAATAGAGAAGGTTCTGTATTAGATCATGTTGGTAGTCGATATGTTGATATTGATACTGATGAGCTATTAGATCGCATAAGAACAGATTTACACCCACCGCAGCAACAGTTCTTTGATAATCAAAATGAAATAGTTGGGCTTTCTGCTGGATATGGTGCTGGTAAGACAAGAGCCTTGTGCAGTATGGCAGTTAAGCTGGCAGCTATGAATATCGGGTTTATTGGTGCTGTTATGGAACCAACTGCCCCATTGATTAGAGACATCTGGCAAACAGACTTTGAATTGTTCCTTGAGCAATATGAAATCCCTTATACTTTCAGAGCTAGTCCGCTTCCAGAATATACTTTGCACTTCAAGGAAGGTGACAGTAAACTACTTTGCCGATCCTTTGAAAATTGGTCAAGAATAATTGGTCTGAATCTTTCTCATGTATTAGTAGATGAAATAGACGTTGTTTCCCCAACTATTGCCGACAAAGCTTTCCCAAAGATACTGGGACGACTTAGGGCTGGTAATGTTAGACAGTTTTGTGCAGCTAGTACACCAGAAGGGTTCCGCTGGCTATATAACACCTTTGGTACAGATGAAGCAAAGGAGAGAACCGATAGGCAGTTAATAAAAATGAGGACTCAGGACAACCCACATTTGCCTAGTGACTTCATTGAACGTATGCAATCCAACTATGACCCATCAATGTTGCAAGCCTATCTCAATGGAGAGTTTATCAATTTAACTACAGGTCAGGTATATGACCGCTTTACCAGAGAAAACAATGTCACTAACATCAAGCCTGAGATAGGACTAGAGCCATTGAGAGTTGGTATGGACTTCAACATAGGCAACATGAACGCAGTGATCGGTATTGTCCAAAATCAAAAATTGTTAATATTTGATGAGATTAGTGGCAGTCACGATACAGATAGCATTGCCCAAGAGATCAAA